GGGCGCCATCCCGCAGGAGAAGCTGCCGGCATTGACGGTTACCTGGGCCGACAGATCGGAGACCTTGACGGTCCGGCCCTCATCGGGGCCTGCCGGCGAGGACGGCTACGACCGGTCCCTGCCGCTCTCGGTCGTCGTGCACCTGCGAGACGATGAGCCGGAAGAGGAATTCGACCGCCTTTGCGTGCTGATCGAGGCTGCTATGGCCTCGGATATAACCTTCGGCGGCCTCGCCATCGAAGCCCTGCTGCAGACCGAGCAGTATTTCGTCAACCCGCAAACCGGCATCTCCCTGCTTGCCGGTTCGCTCAACTACCAGATCGCCTACAAGACGCTCGCCGGCAATCCGGAACAGGCTGCGCTGTAGCGCCACCACTCCCACCAGCAAAAGAGGACTTTGCCATGGCTCTCGGCCGTCAGCTTACGCTTGCCCGCTCCGACGGTGCAGGCGCCTTCGTTTTGGCCTGCATTACCGAACAGCGATCCCTCGAGATCAACAACGAGGAAATCGATATCACCAAGCCGAGCTGCACCGATCCCGGCAGCAAGCTCACGCTGGCGCTGATGTACGGCATCCAGTCCATCCGCTTCAGCGGGCAGGGCGCCTTCGTCGATACCGTCACGATGAAGGCGGTAACCGCCGACGCCGTCAACCAGGTCATCACCGAGTATCAGGTCACGGTGCCCGGCGTCGGCACTTTCGAGGGCGACATGCTCGTCTCGATGACCTTCTCCGGAGACAAGACTAACGAGCTGCAGGCGGACATCCGCTGCGCCATGACAGGCGCTCTCACCTTTGTGCCGGCCGTCTAACCGGAGAGTTCCATGACGCATGCAAACCCATTGCGCGGCGAGGCGAATGTTCGCATTGGTGCGATAAAATTCCGCATCGCCGTGACCTTCTCCGGGCTCGCTCGCCTTTCAGACGCGATCGGCGCCCGCACGCTCGACGAGCTCTACGGCCGCCTCCTCGGTTTCGAGCCGAAGGCGGTCGCCTGCGCCGTACGCTGCCTGATCGTGGCGGACGACGAGGATCAGATCTCGGCGCTATCGGCGAAGATCCTCGACGATGGCAATATCTCGGCGGCCGACCAGCTCGCCTGGCGCGAGGCGGTCGAGAAGGCACTGTCCGCGCACATCGCTGCCGGGACGATGCGGCGGGACGAGCGGACTGCCTCGCAAATCGCCGGAGACGCCGTCCTGGGAAAGCCCGTCAGCCCCTCCTGATCAAGGATCATCTCAAGGCGTTGTACCGTATCGCCACGAACCCGAAGATGCTCGGCTGGTCGCCGGAGACCTTCTGGAAGGCGACGGCGGCTGAATTCGAGATGACCGTGGAGGGGCTTTCCGGGAACGTTCGTGGCGGGCCGTTTATTTCCCGCGAGGAAGTTCGGCGCATTGCTGCAGAGCATGGTGTCCGGCCTTCGCTCAAGGGCAATCCGAATGCGAAGAAGATCGGGGGTGGGTAGTCCGATCTGACGAGATCAACCCACCCCTGGACGACGCGCCCGGGGCTCAGAAATCGAAAAGCTCGCCTAGCAGCGACTTTTTCTTATGGGGACGATGAGAGCCATATTTGCGGTCATCATCTCTGTACTTTGACTCTTCACGGTGCTGAGTGCGCTCGACAAATCTTGGCTGCGGTTCTTCAGCAGCGGAGCGCTCGATGATCTTGTCGAGCTCGCCCCTGTCCAACCAGACTCCCCGGCATTTCGGGCAATAGTCGATTTCGATGCCTTGACGCTCGGACATCGTAAGTTCGATATCGTCGACGGGACATTTCATGACAGATCCTTCCGTTTTGGTGCGGCTCGATGTAGTTGGGGTCCTTCTCCGATCAATCAAGCATTTGCTCAAAATACTTCGATCCCCCTCCGACGCATGCTTTGAGGGGTATGCCTTCGGATGGCCTGTCAGCGTGAGCCGTGGCGATCAGAAGATCTCCTTCGTTCCATCCTCATAGAGGACAGCGAAAACGCAGACGTGCGTTTCTACGTCCTGTTTCCTCAGCTTAAGGAGCCGATCGAAATGCGCCGGAGCCGGTCTCATTAATCGGGTGTAGATTCCTCCGACGGGGATGTGAGCGTCACGCTCAACGGGTAGAGAACCGATTTCTTCGTCGAGCGCATCGCGGAAATACACGAGTGCCTCGATAATCCGAATAGGCTTCGTGGCCGCAGACCTAAGGTCCATGCTGACCTCAACTCTGCGCGCGGCCATCGGCTTTGCCGACCAGCCTTCGACGTTCAGAAGCTCTTTATTGCACCCCGCCGAAGCCTCTCCGGCAACCGCGCCAAGGATAATCGCTAACAAAGACCTGAGCATGCGCCCCTCCCTTTCGCGGCGGAGCGTAGCTCTTTTTCTGTTTTCCGCAACGAGGCACCGATGAGCCGTCCCGATATTCCTGTCACAATCTCCGGCGACCCGAAGGGTTTCGAGTCCGCTCTTGCGCGGGTGCGGGCGCTCTCAAAGTCGACGGCAACCGACGTCGTCGCGTCTTTCGGTCGGATCAAGAACCTCGTAGCGGGCGGCGCCGGTCTCGTAACCGGGCTTGTTTCCGCGGCAAGCGTGACCGCATTGCGCGACGCAGCAGGCGCGATCGCCTCGATTGGCGACGAGGCCCGGCGGGCCGGCCTCGACGTCAAGAGCTTCCAGGAGCTGAAGTTCGTCGCCGAGCAGAACCGCGTCGGCATCGACGCTCTGACGGACGGGATCAAGGAGCTGAACCTCCGCGCCGACGAGTTCATCGTCACCGGCGGTGGGTCGGCGGCCGAGGCCTTCCAGCGGCTTGGCTATTCCGCCGAGGACCTGAAGCAGAAGCTCGAGGACCCCGCCGAACTATTCACCGAGATCATCGGTCGCCTGGGCGAACTCGACAAGGCAGCTCAGATCCGCATCATGGACGAGATCTTCGGCGGCGCCGGCGGCGAGCAGTTCGTGCAGCTGATCGAGGCGGGCGAAGCGGGCATTCGCGACACCATCCGGGCCGCGAACGATCTGGGCATCGTCCTCGACGAGCAGATGATCCAGAAGGCGGCAGAAGTTGACCGCAAGTTCAACATGCTCGCGACCACCTTCGGGACGAAGCTGAAGTCCGCCATCGTCTCGGCGGCAGATAGCCTTGCGGAGTTCATCGACGGTTTTCAAGACTTCCAAAACCAGATGAACAGCACGCTGGGCAACCGGCAAACCGAAATTGGCCAACGACAGCTCGAGATCGAGACTGAGATCCTCACGAAGAAGGCGCGGCAACGCGAGGAAGCCGAGAAGCTGTCCGATGTGGCGAAGAAGCTCGGTTTTGAGGACAGTAAGAACGCGAACCTTGCCGGCTATACCGGTCAAATAGCGGCACTTGAGGAAGAGAGTCGCAAGCTTCGAGAGGAAGATGCCAAGATCGCAGGCATCCTGAACGATCGCCTTAAGCCAATGAACCGCACGGCCGAGCGGACCTGGACCCCGATCCCTACCGAGGAAAAAGGCGGCGGCCGCTCCAAGAAGATCTCGGAGGCGGAGAAGGAAAAGAAGGCGATCGACGATGTGATCGCGTCGCTGCGCGAGGAGCTGGCGATCATCGGTCTTACCGATATCGAGCGGGAGCGCACGATTGCGCTCCGCGAGGCAGGTGTGGAGGCGACCTCGAAGGAAGGGCAGCAGATCTCCGCCCTCATCGACGAGAAATATCGCCAGCTAGCGGCCGAGGAGGCGCTCGCGGAGCAGTATGAGCGCAGCGAGGAAGCGGCGGAGCGGATGGGCCAGGTCCTCGACGATCAGCTGATGCGCATCGTCGACGGCAGCTTCGACGCGAAGGAGGCGATCGCGGCGCTGCTGTCCGAGATCATCAATGTCCAGACGAACGGGAAGGGGCTTTTCGGTTCGCTCTTCAGCGAGATCTTCGGCGGCGGAGGCGGTCTCGGTTCCAACTTCGTGCCGACCACGACCCTCGGCGGTTTCCTCGGCTATGGCGGGGCGCGCGCCGGCGGCGGCGATGTTTCGCCAGGTCGCATCTACCGCGTCAACGAGTACGAGGACGAGTTCTTCGCTCCCACGAGCCACGGCCGGATCATCGCGCCGAGCAAGCAGTCTGGCGCGTCGGCAGAAGGCGAGGGAGGCGGCCGGACCGTCGTCGAGATCGTGCTGAGCAAGGATTTGTTCGCCAGCATCCTCGAGCAGACGGGTGACCAAGCCGTGCGCCTGATCCATCGCAACGAGGAGGCGCGTGCCAACTATCGCCAGAACGGCGGGGAAGATTTCTGATGGCGTTTCTCATTTCGCTCCCGAGCGTGGTTTACGGGCAGGTCGCGTTTGATCCGGTTCGCATCCGCGATACCAACCGCATGGAGGGCCGCCGCACCGAGACGGCCTATTCCGGGACGCCATATTGGGCCGCATCCTATTCCGCATCGAAGCTGACCACGGCCGAGGCGGCGCTGTTCGACGCCTTCAACATGGACGCGAACGATGGCGGCTATATTGCCGGCTACGATCCGCACCGGCCTCGGCCGATTGCCTATCAGGGCAGCACGCCGCTTTCCGGCGTGAAGGCAGGCGGCGGGGCTTTCAATGGGGACGCGGTGCTGCAGTCGATTACCGATGGCAACACCATCGTCGTCTCGGGCCTGCCTGCCGGCTTCAAGCTCGGTCCCGGTGACTATGTCGAGGTGCGGAAATCGACCTTCGTGCGATCGCTGCACCGGATCACTCTTGCCGCGACTGCGAGCGCGGCGGGCGTCGTGACGCTGAAGATCCGCTTCGGCCTCGATCTGCAGGTGTTCACCCTGCCGTGCACGGTCCATTTCGAGAAGCCTTCCTGCATCATGGAAATGGATGCGGGAAGCTTCAGTCTGCCGAAGACCTGGCCGAACTATAACGTCCAGTTTACCGCAACGGAGTTGTTCCTCTCATGAGCACGCTTTCACCCGAAGTCGAGGACCTGGTCGAGAGCGGCGAGTTCGCCATCCTCGATCTGATCCGCTTCGATCTGCCCGGCAAAACGGTCGGCTATCTCCGCGGCGGTCGCAAGTTCACCTATAATGGCTTGCTGTATCTGCCGAACCGGTATCTGCAGCCGGGTGATCTGGTGAGCGCCGTCGGCGTGGCCGTTACCACGCGGACCATCATCTTCTCGAATATCCCGGTGACCGATCCTGAGGACGCGGTCGCGAGGATCGAGGAGTTCAACTACCAGAACGCGCCGGTCATCATCACCGCGCTTGCCGGCGAGCCGAATTCTAGCACTGTCGTCGGGGTGCTGGTCTCGACCATCTACGAGATCGATCAGGTGCGCTACAACGAGGGCGCGGTCTCCGGCTCCGAGCGGACGCTGACGATGATGATCGATCTGCAGCCGCCGGGCCGCTCCGCGCGGGGCTCGACCGGCGTCAAGCGCTCGCAGGCCGAGCAGCAGTTCGATAATAGTCCGACCGACACGGGCCTCGAGCACGTGGCGACGAACGCGACCATCCCCGAGGAATGGGGACAGGTTTCGCGCTGATTTCTGACCTTCAGGGATAGCCATGAATCGCTTCCGCATCGTCGAAGCCACGCTCGCGCGTGAGCTTGCGAAACCTTATGCCTATGGCTCGGCCGATTGCTTCATGCTCGGCTGCGCCTTTGTCGACGCGCTGACGGGCTCGGCGGTGGCCGACAAGTACCGCGGTGCGTATCGCACGCTCGCCGGCGC